CAAGAGTCTTAGCAACACGAAAGATGTTCTTCATTTGCTCCTCAAGAGTTTTACCATTTACTTTACTGGTAAAGAGATTCATCATAGAGAACCACTCACAAACTTGAAGAAGACCCTCACGCTTCTGATAGGCAGTTTGGCGAGTATTACTAACCTTACCGTCTTCATAAGAAACAACAGGATAATCCATAGTGAAGGCATAAACCTCAAAAGGAATGGCAACTTTCTTACAGAACCACATCAGATTATAAAGTTGCTTAATAGTATCAAGAAGAACGTCTTGCATAGATCCAGACCAATCCAGAATAAACACAAGACCGTGATTCTTACCGTTGGCAAGAGTAGTCACTTTCTTGAACAGATCCTCATTATACTTGTAGGTATGAAGTTTAGAACAGTCCAGAATACCAGTTCGGGCAGTTGTGGCACGGGCATAAGAATCTGCTGCCTTACGACATTCAAACTCTTTTACCAGATAGTTGACTTCCTTTTGAGCATTACGCTTGAACTCAATAAACTGCTTATCAAAATGATCAAAAGACACATAAGAAGAATTCTCTTCCCAAGTCTTCTTACATTTATCGTGAATTTCCTTGTTAGAAACGATAATCTGCTTCAGATCAAGTTTAGGAATCTCCACATAGGTGTTCTCCTGAACATTATGAGAAACAAGATTCTTAAGAGATTCCTCAAGAGAATTCATCGTTTTGACTTCAGGATCATTCGTTTCCCCACCTTCGGAAGAAGTCTTATCGGGTTTTTCAGAAGAAGTTTTGTTATCACTCTGCCCATCCTGATCTGAATCGGGACGATTATTACCATCAGTTTCTTCAGCATCATTCTCACCCTCTTCCTGATTCTCAAAATCAGAAGCACCAGAATTAGAAGAAGATCCACTGGTTTGATTTTCAGGAGAATTCATATCATCAACAGATTCTTCCTGTTTGTCTTGCTTACAGAAATTATACAGAACTTCTGCGGCATCAAGAACCTGTTCAAAGGTTTCGGTGGCACCAATCATATTGATGATTTCTTGCTCATCGGCATTAAAATCAATCTTCAGGAAGTTACCAACCTTGAAGTGAAGATTTGCCTTGTCGGCAAGATTATAGTTGGTGACATTATCATCACCAATCAAGAAGAAATCTTGATCCTGAAGTTCCTTATAACCACTGTAGAAGGTCTTGGCAAGACCAGGATAACGACGCTTCATCAGTTTCTCAACACGCACATCCTCCACCACATTCACAAACTGCGGAGGAATCTTGACTTGCGTAGTCCAATCAAAATTTGGGGTTTCTCTTGAATGCCCAACTTCGTGTGCTACAAGAAGATCCACAACAGTACTGCTCGCTTTCCACATAGGAAGTGTAAGCACACGAGTATGAACATTAAAACAAGCAGTATCAACTTTCTTATGCTCCACTACAATATCTTCTTCCGCCAGAAGTTTGGCGAGCATCCCTTTGATTTCGTAATTAACGGTCATTTGAGTTTGTGTGATATGTGAGTATCATAGTCCAACCTTACGACTTACGCATCACCACTAGGACAGTTTTTAAACTGGACCCTACCTCTTACCCACTCATCGCCAGGACACTCAAAACATAATTTTTGTGAAACTCCATCATTCCACCATTTTTTGCCCATCGCTGATGGTGGAATAAGTCCCAGTCTTTTAGATGCTTGACTTATTTTTCTCTTATGTTCATCTGTAAGTTTTTTACCCTTCCTTAAAATACTTTGTTTCTGTCTAGTTTCTTCACTTACATATTTTCCTGTGTTTATTTTCCTAAGATTTTCTATTTCATCTTCACTTAACTTTCTTGAATATAATCTCCCAAGAACCCAACCATCACCAGGACATTCAATAGTGTGCTTATCTACCTCACCATTATTCCACCATCTTCTTTGCGACACTTGTTTAGAAATTAATTCTTTTTGTTCTTCTGTTAGTTTTTTATTTTTATTTTTTTGTCTTATTTTATCTTTGGTTTCTTCACTTAAAACTCTACCAGAACTTCCCTCACCACCATAAGACATATTGATTAATATACCACCTTCACTTTTTATCCCAAGAATAGAAATAATATAATTTTCGTGTTTATAGGCATCAAACTCTGTTAAGTTCTTCTTTAAGAAGAGAACTCTATCTTTTGGTGGGGGAGAAATATAAATATCACCTCTTCTATGGGGACAATATGCCCTATTACGAATACCTTTACCCACATAATAAGGGGTCATATCCTCTCTCAACCAGGCATAGGTATAATAAGTATTTCTCATTAGGGCACACTCTTTTTACTCCACACTATTATTTATACAAGTTTATACAAAAAAAGAGGGTGGTGAGACCCTCTAGTGTGCCAGTTTGGAAAGTGGTCTTAAGATTCCTTTGCCTGTGATCCTGGTCCAGGTCTCTTGTAATCGTCTTCAGTATATGGTCTAAAGTCATCACGTCCTCCGCGACTAGTATCGCTAGCCCCATAGCGTTGCTTTCTTCTTTTAGCAGCTCTTGCTCTCATCGCTTCAATAGAATCTGCCTCTATAATACTTCCTCTCCACTCTTCACTCATATTAACCATAATGCATTCTGCTGCTTGTTGAGTATCAGCATAACCTTCATCAAGAAGATGTGAGAGAATGATGTCGTAAAGATCATACTCATAACTATCACGAATACCTTGTCCGTCTGCTCTTCTTAAACGATTTGGAAAACTTTTTTCTTTTGGTTTAAGTGCTTCTGCTCTCCTACGTGCTTTGTTTCCTTTACCTCTATCTTGGTCCCCAGTAAATAATCTGTTTCCTTCTGGGTCTCTATCACTAATAGTAGTCCCACCTCTTGGAATGTTATGAGGAGCACCTTTTACGCCAATTTGTCTTGGAGTTTGAGTTCTTCTTTGCTCACCACCTCTACTATAAATGGGTCTTGCTTCATCAAGTTGCTCTACTTCTTCTTGAGCATAAATCGAAGCATAAGCCTCATAAAGACCGATAATTTCTTGATCTCTCATTTTTCTAAAAAGACTTTTCAATTATTTATAAAAAAAGAAGCTTCCCCGTGCTGGAGACGCTTCTTGAGTGCTTGGCGACGTGCCTTTGCTTGTCGCAGTGCTTGAGGTTTAAGTTTTCGTTTCTGGGGTTTGCCAGAGTTGTGTTGCCAGTTTGGGAGTTTCATTTTTCTTGTGTTTGTGAGGACACATTACTATCTATACTCCCAGAAGTCAAGTAGTCCAGTTAAGAAAGTGTCCTAAAGTTCAGTTTTATATGAGAACCCACTTTTCTTTTCAAATTTAATAGTGGAATCAAACTTATCTTGAAGATCTGTTTTATGAGAAATTACAAACACATTAGTATCTTTAATTACATAACGAATAATTTTAAGAAACTCATCAGCACCAAATCCATCAAGAGAGGAATCAAAAACCTCATCAAACAAAAGAATATTACAATTAACGGAGTTTTTGACTCTCGCAACTTCTCTCCAAGCAAAAATTAAAGCAAGGTCTATACGAGCCTTTTCACCTTCACTAAAAGAACTATAAGAAAAATCTTCATGAATGGGAGACTTAATGGTTTCATTAAATTCAGAATCCAATTCAAAATTAATATAAAAATCCATCATCTGCAAATAACGATTCACCTGCTGATTAATGAATGGAAGATACTTCTTGATGATCTTCGTCTTTACGCCATCATCCTTGAGTAGGGAATAGGCAAAATCGTAATGTACGATTTCTTCTTTTCTTGCTGAAAGGTCATCAAAAGTTTTTTGGAGATTTTCTCTGAATTCCTCTAACTTCTCATTTTCAGTATTTCTGTTTTTAAGTTGTTCGGTAATAGTTTGAATTTCAGATTCAAGGTCTCGGATTTGTCTCTGATTGAGTGATATCCGAGTATTGTTTTGAGAAATCTCATGATTGAGTTTCGTAATCTCCTTTGATAGAACTACAAATTGACGCTCTCGTTCTTCTTCAAATTTCATAGTCTCCTCAAGTTCCTGGAAACCTTTCTGGAGTTCTTTCGCTTTAGTTTGAGCATCTGCAATTCTATCTAGGCGAAATCTTTCATCAATATCCTGAGTGCAAGTAGGGCATACCGTATTTTCAGAGAAAAACTTATGGTCTTTGGTAATCACAGATACTTTTTGAGAAATCTTACCCTTAAGATTGTTAAGTTTAACCAACTTTTCTGCGGCACCAGTAACTTCCTCTTGCTCCTTTACATACTTAAAGATTTCTTCTTCGGTTTTGGTATTCTCATTCATATAAATGCCAACTTCATCATCTAACTTGGTAATCTTTTCTTTATTGGCATTTATATTGGCATTACCACGATTTTCAAGTTCTTCAATAAAACTCTTCTGCATCTCAACCTTATCTTTAAGGTTTTCTTTTTTTAATTGAAGGGATTTGATTTCATCTTTTTGGAGGCGAATCTTCTCCTTAATCAGAGCATTCATCGCAGAAAAAATACGAATATCCAGCAGGTCTTCAATTACCTCACGGCGATTGGCAGTTGTGAGTTGCATAAAAGGAACAAAGGTACTTGAACCCAGAATCACAATCTGAGTAAAAGACTTGTAATTTACTTTCAGGATATTTTCTTCAAGGATTTTTTGATTTAACCTATCATCAGATTCCTTATGAAGTTGCTTTCCATTTACTTCAATATCAAAAACATTTGGTTTAATTCCACGACGAACCAAATAATTCCGACTATTTACAGAAAACTCAATCTCAACAAGACAATCTTTCTCATTAGTCGTATTGACTAATTGGGGTTTATTAATCCGCCTAAATGGCTTGTTGAAAAGAACAAAGGTTAATGCATCAAGAATAGTGGATTTACCTGCACCATTCGTTCCGATAATTAAATTTGTATTATTTTTTTGGAAATCAACTTCAGTCCAGTTATTGCCGGTACTTAAAAAGTTCTTCCATTTAATTTTTTTAAAGGTTATCATTTTTAGGAGGAATCACAATATCATCAGAAGTAATTAAGGCATACTTGTAGTTGTTATGCTTACAAGTTTTTATGGCAAGTTCGTCATCAACTTCCACGATTTCCATTTCTTTTTCGTAGTCTTCATCATACTCAAGCATCATAGCATAACGAGCAGCATCATCCTCTTCTTCAAATAAGAATAAAACCTTTTCTCCATATTGGTCTTGAACGGCATATGCCCCATCATCTTTACGACCCTTAAGAGTAAGAAGAAACATTATTCTACTTCGCAAGCTTGTTTATAGAGGTCTTGGAATATGCCTTTGATAGTACCCTTATCAAAGTCACATTCAGATTCATCAATGTAACGATTCAGAATTGAAATAGTATTCTCTTCTTCGTCAATTACAAAGTTTTCATTCTCTTGAATTTCAAAGTTTTCAACAATCTTCAAATCCTGAATACCGACTTTATAGAGTTTGTCAATAAACTTCTCAAAATCTTTTTGTTTGGATTTTTTACGAACAATCACCTTAACAATCTTATTAGAATACTCGGAGGCATCAAAAGTCTGATGTGGAGTATCCTCATAATAAATGTTATAGAATAATTTATAAGGATTGTTAATTGGAGTGTGCTCTAGAGTTTCAGTATCAAAGATATGAAATCCACGAGTATCGTTTACGTCCGTCCAATACATTTCATAAGGATTACCGAGATAGAACACAGTTCCATTATCAGAACGAGTGTGGTAATGACCAGAAAATACCTTTGTGAAGTTTGAAAAAAGATCCGCTTCCAGTCCATGCTCTTCCATTACAAGATGTTTATTGACACGAAATCCTTTGAGTTCTAAATGACCCATGGCAACTTTTGCCTTGGATTTCTTAACTACCTTTAAGGTTTCATCATAGTTCTCACTACAAATCCATGGAATAAAGGTCATATCTATTCCACCAACTTTAGTATTTGTTGGAGAACTATAAGTTTTAATATTTGGATAGGTTTGAAGAAGCAAACTTGGAGAATTAACGCTATTGGTATTCTTGTAGTAACAATCATGATTACCAATAATCATATGAACATCATATCCCCGAAGAGGTTCAAATACAACTCTCTTTGCCCATTCAAGACTTTGATAATCAATTGACTTACGACTATCAAAGGCATCACCCATATGAATGACTGCTTCTACCCCGTGTTCTTCAAGGGCAGGGAAAAATACATTCTTATAGAAGAGTTCAAAGTAATCGTGAAGATGCTTTGAACCTTTTTTGGCACCGTAGTGGCTGTCCGTAATTAAACCGATACGCATAGCAGATTTTAACTAGACTTCAAGTATAGCACGGTACTGACCAACAAGTCAATATCTACCGATTTCCGTTTCTGTACTGAATAGCATCTTTCATACTGTTGTATTCACTATTGTTACCAGAAAGCAATCCGTCATCAATTGTCATCACTTCATCAAACCCAGTACGTTCAATAATTTTATTTTTGATCTCAAGTTGCTTCTTTTCTTTTTGAATTCTTCTCAAAAAGGCATAATGAATAATCTGAGTAAAATAAGCAAAAGGATTCTGAGACCTTTCTGGATTGAAGTTATGAATATACTGAACGCAATTTTCTATTCCATCAGAAATCATATCATCACGGAACATATAATTCACAAAGTTTGGTTTATATGAGAGATGAGTGGCAATCTTTAGAAAGCATTCTCCAAGATAGTCTGGAATTCTCGGTTTTCCTTCCCAGGCACCAGACTTGGGAGGATGCTTATCATACTTCTCAAAGTACTTCTGTTCTGCCTTGTCTACTTTAGATCGATAAACAATAAGAGATTCTAATAACTCTTTATTGTTTACATAATGTTCTGATTTCTTTTTAGGCATGGCATTGGACTTTTAGTATAAGTTGTAATTATTATAGCACATACTGCAAGGGCTTGACAAGTATTGAAAAACCATATAGACTAGGTTTGTCTCCGTTGAAGATAAGTTCTAGCTTTCTTTATTATCTTTATAGAGATTCTCCAGTTTTTTTCTAGCTTCTTTCACAGAGGATACATAACCCATTGTTGATGAAGGTTTCACTTCTCCAGCCGGTTTGTATACTTCTATTGAATCATTATTTACATAATGTTCATATAACTGAATTAACTTGATGTCTTTTGTTTCGGTCATCGTAATAACCTTATCAAGTTTAATCAAGAACATATCGTCACTTGACATCTCTATCCAAGGTTTAATCTTAACATAAGAATCGCCGGTAGAGTTTGTTACGGGTTTCATAATGACAGGATTTTGTAGAATTAATATTGGATCGCCATCATTTTCATCTACCATAATGAGTGATAGAATCTCCTCTCCGGATACTAATTTTAAGATGCAGTAAAATTCATCACCCATTAGTCTTTAAGTGGTATGTTTACAATATCGTAATTAAAGTTTTCTTCATTATAAATTTTAATTCTTTCAATAAGGTGATTTAGTGTATAATTTTTTCTTGATTTGTAACTAATATCATCGGCAATGTCATATAAAGTTGCTTTTACTTTATTTTCTCCTTTTCGGAGAACTCTTCCGATTGATTGAAGATTTCTGATTCTTGATTTGCTAGGGGAAGCAAATATAACATTATGCAGATTTCTGATATTGACACCAGTAGAAAAAGTGCCGTAGGAGGCAACGATAATTGCATTATTTTCTCTTTCGGTAATTTCCCTAACTAATTCTCTTTCTTCAGTATCCACTCCACCATGGACGAAAAATACGTGCCTATCATCAATTTTGCTATTATTTATGAGTTCGTAAAGTGGTTGCCCGTGCCCTTCTACTCTGGCAAAAAGCACAAGAGTATTACCCTTTAAGTCTAATGCCAGATTTTTTATAAAGTTATTTCTTTTTTGATGATTGATAATATACTGAACCTCATCCTCAAATATTTCAAATCTGTTTGGGGGGTGCTTGAGTAATAAAACTTTAATGTCTAATTTGGCAAGATGACCTTTTTGCATAAGTTCATCAGTTTTAATAATCTTATATGATGGACCAAATAATCCTTCTAGAACCCACTTATGAGTTTGTGAACCATCTAGTGTTCCGGTAAATCCAAAACGGTATTTGGCATCACAAAGTTTTGTCATTATAGATATTAATGACTTGGATTTAAACTGGTGTGCCTCATCTCCAACGACAACATTAAATCTAGAAAAGTACTGCTTGGGAAGTTTGTAGATGGACTGCCAGGTAGTAATAATGACTTGGGAATCAGTTTCTCTTTCCTTTCCCGCATAGATTTTGTGACAGTATGAACCAACATCCCACCCATAATCTGCAAAATCTTTATACATTTGTTCTACAAGGGAAGTCGTCGGAACAACTACGAGAATATTTTGCTGCTTTTCAACGTAGTATCTCACAAGAGAATATATCATTAGTGACTTTCCAGAAGCAGTTGGAGATATCAATAACTTACGATTATGTCTTAAGGCGTCGTATACTCCCTCAATTTGATAATCCCGTGGAGCGTGCCTACTAATTGCCGTCATATAATCCTTTACGCCTTCCTTTGAGATATTCTCATTTATCTCAAAAGGAAGACCATAAAACTTATTATTCGTGAACTCATACGTGTAATTATGAGTCTCGCAAAATCTAATAATTCTATCTAAAAGACCAATATAAATTTCTCTTGTATCTACATTAAACAAATATATACGACCATCCCACCATTTATTTTTATAAGATGGGGAAAACTTAGCATTTGGAACTTCAAATTGAAATGCGTCTCTTAATTCATAATAGATATGAGGTTCTGCTTCTATTTGCAAATAAACCTCGTTTTTCTTTGATATCACTAAATGGGTCATTCATAACATATCAGTTATGAGTATTTATTGCCCTGCTTGATCTGCAGTTTCAGTATTTTCTGGTTTTTTCTTTTTAGGTTCTGGTTTTTGTTCTGGTGCTGGTTGTTGCTGCTGCTGTTCTGGTGGTGGAGTTTGTGATTGTTGAGGTTGTGTTGAAGGTGGAGTTTGAGTAGGTTGTGGTTGTTGAGGTTGTTGAGGTTGTGATGGTGCTGTTGTAGGTTGTTGTGGTTTAGTATCAACGGGTTCAGTTCTTTGTTGCTGCTGCACCTCAGGTTTTTGTTGTTGTGATTGTGTCGCTAATATTTCTTTTGCTTGTGCCGCTCTTGCCTGAATATCAGCAAAAGTCATATTTGCAGTTTGTACTGCCTGATCTGCAGTTGTCAATCTTGCATTTAGATTTGGATTATTAATTTTCTTTTGTGCCTGATGCTGTCTGTAAGTTTTTGTTCCATCAGGATTTGTTTCTAATTCATTTTGTGCGGATTGCTTTTCTGCTTCGGCAGCAGCAAGTGCTTGCTGTGCTTCTGCTGCTTGCTTAGAAAAATATGCAAATGACGAAGGTTCTCCAGTTCTTGGTGCTTTAATATCACCTGTAGATGTA